ATATGTAAATAAATCACACTTAAACTATAAATATCCCATTTTTCATTTTCTTCTAAAATTGACTGAATAATATATATTTCTAAAGATAAAAAACAGGCGTTTGAAATGTAAAAAGGTGTAAAGCAAAGTGTATTTAAAATTAAGTTTAAAATTATAATATATAATATTTAATATATATTATATTAAAATTATAATGAATAATCTAGAATTATTAAGAGTATATAATTTTGAAAAAAAAATTAGATGTGGTAATAATTTTGATGGAGGATATGTATTTGCTAATCTTGAAGGAAGGTACGACTTGTATATATCTGCAGGAATTTCTAATGAAGAAAGTTTTTCACGTGATTTTATTAATTTGTATAATTTGAATAAAAGTAATTGTTATGCTTTTGATGGTACTATTAGTGATTATCCTTGGAGTTACACAGAAAAAATTTCATTTATAAAAAAAAATATAAATAATTTTAATGACGATAAAAATTCAGATTTAACTTTTTTAACTAGTAAATATAATAATATTTTTTTGAAAATGGACATTGAAGGTGGTGAATATCCATGGTTATTAAATATCAATGAAGTTCAATTAAATAAGTTCAAACAAATTGTAATAGAATTTCACGGAATTACAAATAATGGTTGGGGATGTAATTATGATGAAAAAATAAAGTGTTTAAAAAAAATATCAGCTACACATTATTTAGTTCATGCTCATGGTAATAACTATTCTCATGTAGAAAATAATATTCCAGATGTTATTGAACTTACATATGTTAATAAAAAATATTTTAATTCAGTTCCAAAATTTAATACTAAACCTTTACCTATATTAAATTTAGATTTTCCTAATAATTTGAATTCAAGTGATTATGATTTGAATTTTTTTCCATTTGTAAATTAATTATGGTAATGAAATATATAAATTATTATCTTCCAGACCAAACTTTTACTACATGTCTAGGTATACGTTTATTAACAAAAAAGTCTTTTTCATATTCATCATAACTATAACCCCATTTTTCATACTTCATTATGTCACCAAATATGGATTTTTTTTTTGGTTTTTGAAATTCTTTATAAAAAATACATCCTAATATCCTTTCTAAACTACATCTATCTTTTCTTATATGAACTGCCTTTAACATATTAAAAATGTTATATTTTTTTTGTATGTTAACAAGAAAATTGTGATTAATAAATGTTTGAACGCCAAAACATCCTGACCATTCTGTTTTATTCATTCCTAATATATTCATTTCCCTCATTTGTAAACTATCCTGAATATTAAAAGCATTATTTAAATAGTTTGATATTCGTAGTGTATTATTAATATTTTCAGTATCAGCATTAAAATGCCATAAATTTATTACTGGAAAAGATAAATATTTTTCAAAATTAATTCTTTTATGAAAAAAAACACTATCATGAATAATTACAGCATTATTAAAAAATTTATTTTTATAAAAATAGTAATAAGGTAAAAGTTCTCCTCTACCTTTAAATTCTGAATTTATAATCACTAAATTTTTATAGTCTACATCAGCTTTTAAAAATTCTTTTTTACTATTATCATCTATAATAACTATTTTTTTAAATGGATAATGTTGTCGAATACATTTTACACATTGATTCCAATATTTGTTTGTTTTTTCACATTTAACATGTCTCGTAATAATAAATCCATAAGAACTATATAATTTTAATAATGTTTCTTTTGGTGGTTCACTTATAGATGAAGTCATTTTTATATTACTATATTATATTTTTAAAAATATAATATAATAAAATTGAAAATAAATACTTTTACACCTTTTCTCATTTAAAACATCCATTTTATTAGGCAAAAATAAGAAAAATGTAAAATCAATAGTAGGAATTTCACTCACGACGGTCTTACTTTTTCAATATTTCTAAATTAAAATTGGCATTTCATCTATATTTATTATTTTTTCTGCAGAAGGAACTAAATTTTTTAAAATAAGATAAGACTTAAATTCATTTCTTTCAAGCTGGGCATCTGGTGTATGTTTATGTACACATCGTGCAATCATTTTATACAACTTGAAATCAGGATATCTATCAGCACCATTGTTTTTATAAAGTAAATTTATACCTTTATCATCTAAACACCATTCTATAATTAATTTTGTGACTGGATCTTTACATTCATTAACTTCACTCATATCTTCAATTAAATAATCAAAAATAGAACAAGCTAGTCTACAAAGATCAAAACTATAGTTTGGCTCAAGTCTAGGTTTTTTTTCATTAAAGTAAGGTTCTGTATTATATTGTGTTGCGGCATCACCCCCCTGTTGAAAACTATCACTACAGAATAACTTTCCGTCAAATTTATAAATACTTCTTCCAAAATCAATAATTTTATATATTCTACCAAAAGTTGGTACTTGATAATATTTATTTTTGTATAAATAATAAATATATTTTTTATTGGTTGTATTAAACATTACATTATTTGTATGTAAATCATTATGTGTTAATCCAAAAACTTTTTGATACGTAATTAAAATCATAATAATCTGCATTAATGCTGAAAACCATCCCCCTTCATCTAATTCATCTTTCATAATAATCTCATCAAGTGTCATTTCACAATTTTCCATACAAATTAATTGAATTGGAAATTTTGGAATGGTAACCATTATTTTTTCTTCTTCTTCTTCAAAGTCATCGTCTTCATCATCATTAGTTTCATCTGTCCATTCTGATTTTTCAGAATTATTTTCATTATCCGATATTTGTTTGTCTTCCTTGTAATTACAATCATTACATTCTTCTATTTCATCATTATAAGATGTATAAGAGGTACGTGACGAACAGGATGAATCAGATTTTAAAGTAGTAATTTTATTATCAAAACTTTTAAAAATATTTTCATTATTTGTGACATCTTCTAGTTCTAATGAAAAATTATTTAATGTAGTTTTATTATTATTATTTTCGAATAATTCTTCTACATTATTTATTTCTGTTATTTCCTCGTTACTATTATCAAAAATATTTTCAAAAATTTCATCTCTAATGCTTTTAATCGAGTCAATGCTTTTTAATGTGGATGTTTTATCTATATTTAAAGGTGGTTTTTTAATTTCATTTTCTTGAAATAAATGATCATAATTGTCAATTGTAAAAAGAATATTTTTATTTTTATTGAAAAAATCGGAAGTATTTAAATACTCTATATCATCAAAAACATTCAAATTATAATTATTTTTTATTGCTAAAAAGGAACCATAATAGTCAACATTATGAATAAAATAATACTTCTCAGATAATTGATTTGTCAAGTAAAGAAAAAGTCCATCTATATAAGCAGAATTATTCATATCCAATAACTTACTATGAACCTCATTTTCATTAGACGTTAGACTTGGAAGTTGAAATAAATTCTTATTTTGAATATCGTATTTTCCGATCAAGTATTTAAATGGATCTAAAAGCGGTGCTTCTTTAAAAAATAATTCTTTTTTTTTGGTTTTTTCTGTATTTATATTTTTTACGGTACAAGTAAAAAATTTATTGGTCTTTTCTTTTCTCTCTTCAACGTTATATAAATAACATTTGTGATTCAAGTTAATATTATTATAATTAGTTTCATTCAAACTGAAAAAACGATTATAAATAGGTATATAATTTTGTATTTTAGAGAGAAACAGAGTATTTTCACTCTCTAAGCTTTGGAAAAGTGAAGTATTTTTTCTTTTATGATAATGAATCATTATTAGGTATTTAATATATAAATAATATCTTTTTTTAACTTAATACTTCTAAATATAATTAGTTTTATAAAAATTTATTTTGTATTTTATTTTTCATAACTAAATATTTTTGCGTAATTTATTTTTATAAATATTCTAAAATATATCATAATATATAGTATGTCTCTTGAATTAAAAAAATTTGATATGAAAAGTATTAGTTTCAAACCAAATGAATCCAAAGGTCCTGTAGTAGTATTAATTGGGCGTAGAGATACTGGAAAAAGTTTTCTTGTTCGTGACTTACTTTTTTATCATCAAGATATTCCCATTGGAACTGTTATTTCTGGAACAGAAGAAGGTAATGGATTTTATGGAAAACTCGTGCCAAAATTATTCATCCATAATGAATACAATACTGCAATTATTGAAAATATTTTAAAACGTCAACGTTCTGTTTTAAAACAAATTAAAAAAGAAATAGAAACATTCAAGCGCTCTACTATTGATCCTCGAACGTTTGTCATTTTAGATGATTGCTTGTATGATAATGCTTGGTCTCGTGATAAAATGATGCGTTTATTATTTTTAAATGGACGTCATTGGAAAGTCATGCTTATAATAACTATGCAGTATCCACTTGGTGTACCTCCAACACTTCGTACTAATATAGATTATGTTTTTATTTTGAGGGAACCATATATTGCTAACAGAAAACGTATTTATGAAAATTATGCTGGTATGTTCCCTACATTTGAAGCTTTTTGTCAAGTGATGGATCAATGTACTGAAAATTTTGAATGTTTAGTTATTAATAATAATGTAAAATCAAATAAATTACAGGATCAGGTTTTTTGGTATAAGGCTGATGCTCATAACGATTTTAAACTTGGTTCAAAAGAATTTTGGGAATTGTCAAAAGGTATGAATTCTGATGATGAAGAAGATAAATATGATCCAGGAAATGCCAAAAAACGTGGTGCCGGACAAAAAATAAGTGTGAAAAAAACAAAGTGGTAAGAAATAAAATTATTATTTTTAATGATTATCATCATTAAAAAGTATTTTATCTACAGTTGTTTTTACACAAAATAAACGATGTAAAAATATTCCTAATAAAAAAAGAAAAACGCAAGTATATAAAAATGAATATTTGAAAAAATATGAAATTAAATAACTCGCGACCAATGTCATAATAACATCAGCAATGGCAATATTAAAAATTCTATAAGAATGTATTCCTTTACCTGGTATACCCAAGACATTTTTATATTTACATAAATTCATTATATAAATATAAAATATATTATTATACTTTATTATACTTTTTACCTTTATTTTATACCTTTTTCTTATTAGCAAAAGGACCACTAATTAATTCACTTTGTCCATAATCACTCTTACCAACTACTATATTATCTCCTTCAAATAATTCTTTTCTAATATCAGCTGCTGAAATTTCATTATTATCTTTTAGAGATAAAGCTGCTTCTTGAGTATTTATATTATTAATACCAATTAAATTTCCTTTCTCATCAATTGTTTGTGTCAATGTATTTCCTGAACGTTCGGCATTTTTAATATTTTCTTCAATTGCTTTTTGTTTTGTTTCTTTCACACGTTGGTCAAACGCATTTTTAGCATTTGTTTCATTTTTAACCTTCTCATTCATCAACTGATTCAATTCCTCTTCCATATATTCAACTTTTCCAGTTTTATAAGCTTCTGGTTCCCATGGCATCCAAAGTCCAATAGGACCTACAAATACATCATGGTTTGGATCAACTTCTCTTAACATCTTACATCTTAATTCAGCTTCTTCCATTGTTGGATAAACACCTCTTATCTTTATTCCACGAGTAGATGTCTGAAAATTATGCTTTATGCCAAAATTCTTTTCTAATTCCTCTTCATTTTTATCTAAAAAAGTTTTATATTCATCATCCATGTTTGATTTAGAAATAACTTCACCTTCTTCTTTACAAAAATCTTTGAAATCAGCAAAAACATCTTCAAAAACCAGTTTATTTTTATAAGAAATAAAATTCAAAAATTGAACAAATTTTTCCATTGATTTATTAAAATCCCATTTCTTTAGGAATTCTTCAAAAAAGAAAATTTCCTTTTGTTTAATAATTTTTTCTGGAGAAACAAATGAAACACAAACAAATTTTTGTCCAGCTATAGGTTTATCTTCTTCTAATAAATCAACGTATTTAGAATTTGGAACTCCATTTATATTTTTTCTCTCAAATGAAAAATTATTTTCTTTAGAACAACTCATTTAAATTATAATATAAATTTGTTTTAAGTTTTTTTAAATTATATATATATTTTTTTCTTATTATTTAGTATAATGGCTGGAATAATTAATGTAGGCGAACTCGTGAAGAGAATCATTAAGTATTTAGTTGAAGGTTTAATGGTTGCTATTGCTGCTTATGCTATCCCAAAACGTTCTTTGAACATTGAAGAAATTTGTCTTATTGCTTTAACCGCCGCTGCCACATTTAGCATTTTGGATACTTATATCCCAAGTATGGGATCCACCGCACGTAGTGGAGCCGGATTTGGAATTGGAGCGAACTTAGTGCATTTTCCCGGGGGATTTTAATCATAAAATGATAACAAATCTTTAAATTGTTTTAAATAAATATTTTATAATTAATTATATAAAATATTTAGATACAAAATTAAAATTTGGATAATCTAAATCGTTTGAATAAATTCCCAGTTTAATTCATAACATATTTTTTTCCAAATAGCATCTTGTTCTATACGCTTCTCTCTATCTTTCAACATTGGAAAATGCTCCAAGTACTGAGTTTCGCCCAAAAGTTCACATAATTTATAAGCTGTATAATAATAATTTAAAAAATTAACTCTATCATCAGGACAAAATTTAGAATATGGAGCTTGTAATTCTATAAATAAATTACAAAGCGTTTCTTCTAATTCTTGACTCATAATAGGAGGATGAATTCCCAATTTATCTTTTATAAAAGGAATGTGTTCATAATATTTATTATAACCTAATTTTTTAAGTATTTCTTTTGTTTTAGAATTTGTAATTTGAGATAAATCTATTCTCTCTTTTTTTATCTGTAATTTAATATTTTCAATTACTTCAACAGGAATTTGTGTAGTTTCTTTACCTTGAAATTGTGCTAGAATTTCTTTGAAATGATTTATTCTTTTATAAGCATAAAAACATACTTCTTTTGGCGGTTCTTTATAAGAAGGCTTTTCATTTTCAATTAAATAAGGAATATTTCTAGAACAAATATTACAAATTAAAAGACCTTCATCTTCAATTGGAATTAACTCACCTTTAAAACAATATTTACATATATTATTTTGTAAAACAAAAGAATTTATATCAATAAAAGTATCATCTATATTAGTTAAATAATTTTGTAAAATATTACTATTATTGTTGGTAACATTATTTTCATTTTTATTGCTATTATTTATTTTAAAAAAGTCTTCGATAAATTTATTTTTACTACTTTGATGACAACTATTATTTCCATTTGATATATTTTTTTTATTTTCAAAATAGTCAAAAATATATTTAGAATTATCTAGAAAATATTCTTTTTTTTTATTTTTAAGACTTTTAATGCTTTCATTAATTTCATTTATACGATCCTTAATCTCCATTTTTTGTTCAATAGTCAAAGTTTCTTTTTCTTTTTCTTGTTCTAATTGACATTTTAAAGAATGTTTTTCTTCTTTAAGAGTAGGAATATTATCAGTTTCATCTGTAAAAAATTCATTTAAAAATTCTTTATGTTTATTATCAAGTGTAATTAAATTTTTTTTATTAATTTTTATTTTTTTTACATTTTTTGGTTTAAAAGATGGCATATTATAAACTATAGAAATTTATTTAATTACTAATTATAAAATATATTATTTAGAGATTATATAGTATATAGTATACTAATAATTACATTTAAAAAATATTATATTTTTCTTTAAAAAAATATAATGGATAATAAAGAAACAAAAATAAATATTTCTAGTGAAATAAATAATATAAAAATAGATAACATAAAATTTCAAAAGATGCTTTTATTATTTAATGCTTTAGAAGAAGGTTGGAGTATTAAAAAAAGAAATGATTCATTTATTTTTCAAAAAAAACATGAAGATAAAAAGGAAATTTTTACCGATATTTATTTAGAAGGATTTATAAAAAATAATCTTGACTTAAACAAGTTATTTTAACTCATTATTATTTTTTTAATAATTACATTCAAAAATTTTGTTTTTTAATTTAATTAATTAAATAATTAAATTAAAAATCAAAAAATTTTTTTCTTTAGCAATAATATAAATATGGGAGGTGGATTAATGCAACTAGTCGCTTATGGAGCTCAAGATGTATACCTTAAAAGCCTGTAGGGTAGAAAAACATCAGGGAATGTTGAAAAAATAAGACATTCATAACCCCTTATATGGAGATTCATTTTTGGAATGAATACCATTGATGTTAATTAGGGAAGTCTATTCACTAGACTTTAAAAACCCTAGTGAGAAAATCAAATTGCTTGAAACCCCTAAAGCTTATTCAACTAAATCATTGTTGTGAAATAATGATGGCCAAGAGAAAAAACTTGGGTATAGTAAAATTGAATAAGATAATATAATATGTAATAAATATTATATCAATGGGCAATGAGCAGCCAAGCTTCTTTGAATAAAATAATATAAATATATTAACTATAATAACAAATAATAAATGTTGGAAGAAAAAAAAATATTGGAAGAAAAAAGATGTAATAAATGTAACATTACACAACCAATAACTGATTTTAGAAAATATACTAATAGTCAAAACTCATTTTCAATTACATGTAAAAAATGTTTAAATGAATTGGATAAAATAATAAAAAAAAATAAAAGACAACAAAAAAATGAAAATTTTATGTCAAAATGTGAAAAATGTTTTCAAGAAAAAGCATTAAAAGATTTTGCTAAATTAAAGAAATTTTATAAAAAAAAAATTTGTATTTTTTGTTATCCAAAATTTTTAACTGAACAAAAAAATGAGTGGTGTAAAAAAGAATCAGTTTGTAATATGAATTATATAATAAAAAAGTCATTAGCTTTACGTTTAAGAAAAGTTATGACTAAAAAAAATAATTCTACTATGAACTATATTGGTTGTAATATTATTTATTTAAGAGAATGGTTCACATTTAATTTTTCTTTAGAAATGGATTGGTCAAATTATGGTTCTTATTGGTCGTTTGATCATATTATTCCTGTTTGTAAATTTGATTTAACAAATGAAAAAGAAAAATTACAATGTTGGAATTGGTCTAATTTAATTCCTGTTACTATTAATTATAATTCTTTCAAAAAAGAAATAGATCTTAACCAAGTTAATAATATTTTACAAAAATTAGAAAAATTCAAAGAAGAAGGTTCAACGACTAAATGGTTTTCGGATGAATTTAATATTAATTTAAATTTAGTGGAACAAAAAATAAATTCATCATAAGATATAGTCTAATCCTTATTGAAAGATAAGGTAGAGGAAATGTACAGGTAATCCTCAAATTACTTTCTGGAAAGTCACATACCGCAGATACACTAACTTTGCTATTGAATCTATTGAACAAACATTCAATGGACAAGCTGATTTTGGACGAAGAGTTCAATGTACCATCAGTAGAAACGGAGATCTTGCTTCTCGCACATATCTTCAAGTTACACTTCCTGAAATCAATCAACTTATGGGTGTCAGCTCATTCGTTGAAGGATATGGAAACGGAGTTTATGCTAGATGGCTAGATTATCCTGGAGAACAACTTATTGCCCAAGTTGAAGTTGAAATTGGTGGACAAAGAATTGATAGACAATATGGTGATTGGATGCACATCTGGAATCAACTTACCATGACTTCTGAACAACAAAGAGGATACTGGAAGATGATTGGTAACACCACACAACTTACCTTTATCACCGACCCTTCCTTCTCTGAAGTCGATGGTCCTTGTGACTCCTTGGCTCCTCGTCAAGTTTGTGCTCCTAGAAACGCTCTTCCTGAAACAACTCTTTATATCCCTCTTCAATTCTGGTTCTGTACCAACCCAGGATTAGCTCTTCCTTTGATCGCCTTAAAATCTGCAGGGCAGAAAAGTAACCAACCTAAAATATCTGAGAACTATTTTAGGGAAAATTTGTTTGGGGCTCAGAATGATTTTTTAAATCATCCCCAGTTACTAGTCTCTTGTTATTAAATTAACAAAGGCAACAAGACCAAATTGCGAGAAGTTCCTAAAGCTGTAAAATTCCAACTTTTAAAAAAGTTAGAGTCAAAACTTTACTTATAAGTTTTGCTCCACTTTTTCAAAAGTGGATGGGGTACCAAATGATAAACGAAAGTTTATTATGGCTGAGAAGTAAACTCAGGTATGGTAAAAATCCCACAGATAATACAATGGATAATCCGCAGCCAAGCCTCTAACTCCGGTATGATAGGATATGAGGAAGGTTCAACGACTAAACGGTTTTGGGTTTGAGAAATTTAATCAATTTCTATGATAGCTTAAGATATAGTCTAATCCCTATAACAAAAAATACACCGAAAGGTGGGGTAAATCGTGATGTGCAGTATCACGAAGTTAAAATCAATCTAGATATCCGCCCTATTGACGAATGTCTATGGGCCGTTACTACCCTAAGTTGTAACACAAGTGGTTCAAATGCTGGAGGTACACAATTCACCACCGG